CAAGATTACACCGACTGGTGAATTGTTTGGGTATAAACTTCCTCAGAAACATATTGACTCTATTCAAGCGATCGCCAAGGATCCTCTCACCGAGGTTCGTGCTTATGGGCAAAGATTTGGTAAGTGTGGTGTATGTAATCGTACGCTCACTAACAAGATTTCCATAGAGCGAGGCATCGGTCCAATATGCGAGGATAGAATAGGATAATACTCTTGCCTGTTGGCTGTTGTTAAGTGGCTCCTTCGGGAGCCATTTTCATATTGGGTTATTGCCTTATATATGAAGAATGGATTTATTGAATCGTGTTCACGAAAAGTTTCATATTGGGTAATAGTCTAATAGGATCTTGCCAAAAGACTCTTGTAGAAGAGAATACAGCGTATTAGACAAGGTTATTAGAAGACTATTAGATGTAAGGAGTAATATGCGATATAGATGCGAATACTTTACGATAGCAGGTAATTAGGGTTAGAATATCTGCAACCTATAATCCATGCTCCTTATATAGAGCACAACAGGGTGAGGGAACTATGGAACCTAGACGCAAGGAAAAGAAACTAACTCCGAAACAAGAAAAGTTTGCCCAAGCAGTAGCATCAGGAACTAGCTTAAAAGAGGCTGCCGTCACTGCTGGTTATTCACACAAGAATGCAGCAAGGGCTGGAGCCTTCTTGGCGAACAACGAACCTCTTGTGCAACGCAGGATTCAAGAGTTGCAGAACAGAGGAGCAGCCAGAGCCACTCTAACATTATCAAACCACCTTGAGAACTTGGAGAAGTTAAGAGACCAAGCAGTCTCGAACAATGCTTTTGGGGCAGCAGTCACAGCCGAGATTAATCGAGGCAAGGCAGCAGGATTATATGTCGATCGCAAGGAGTTAACAGTCAACAAAACATCGGATCTTACAAAACTACAAATTATTGAGAGAATCAAGGAACTTCACGAACAGTCGGGAGGCATTCTACCATCGGCTCCTTATACTGTCGAGGGAGAGAAGGTTGATGATGAAGTTCCAGAACAACAAGAGTCAATTAATAAATGACTAGGATTCTTTTCCTGGAGAACATTGGGTACTTTGACTCAGAGGATGCTGACCCCCCCTGCATGTATGACCTTTATAAAAAAACTTCGCGTTGGTTCCCAGTCCTTGTTCTCCAAAAAATTTTGCAACAAAAATTTAAATGAATGACGATAGCCTAAAACATATTCCCGAAGAACTCTTGACCGAACACCTCGAACTATCGGAACGATTGGCGGAGCTCCAGAAGAAAGAAACAATACAAACTAATTTTCTACCTTTTGTCAAAACCATGTGGTCGGACTTTATAGAAGGTGAGCATCATCGGATCATGGCGAGGGCATTCGACCGTATTGCCTCTGGCGAACTTAAACGGTTAATTATTAATATGCCACCACGTCACACCAAAAGTGAGTTTGCCTCCTACATGTTCCCAGCGTACCTCGTTGGCAAGAGACCAGGACTCAAGATTATCCAGGCAACACACACCGCAGACTTGGCAGTTAGGTTTGGTCGTAAGATTCGTGACCTTGTCGACAGCAAAGAGTATCAAGATGTCTTCCCGAATGTCGAACTGAATCCTGAAAGTAAAGCAGCAGGTAGATGGGAAACAAGAACGAAAGACGGAACAATGAACGGTGAGTACTTTGCCTCTGGTGTCGGAGGTGCATTGGCAGGAAGAGGTGCGGATCTATTTATTATTGACGACCCACACTCGGAACAAGATGCCATGAGTGCTAACGCACTTGACGATGCCTATGAGTGGTACATGACAGGACCTCGACAAAGGCTACAGCCTGGAGGTGCAATCGTTATGGTTATGACACGGTGGTCTAAAAAAGATTTGACTGGTCGTGTTGTGAAAAAGATGATGGAATCTGACGAGACCGATCAGTGGGAGATTATTGAACTCCCTGCCATTCTGCCTTCAGGTAAATCTCTTTGGCCAGGATATTGGCCACTTCCCGAACTAGAAAAGATTAAGGCATCTATCTCTCCCAGTAAATGGGCAGCAGAATACATGCAAAATCCAACAGGCGAAGGTGCAAGTATTATTAATCGAGAGTGGTTTAAAATTTGGGATCGTGACCAAGCTCCGAATGTCGAATATATAATACAAAGTTACGACACGGCTTTTTTGAAAACTGAAAGAGCCGACTTCTCTGCGATAACTACATGGGGTGTCTTCTATCCTGAAGGGATGATAGGCGAAGAACAGTACACAGGCAAAGAAGCACATATCATACTTTTGAACTCAGTTCGCGAGAGGCTTTCTTTCCCTGAACTCAAGGCGAAAGCGTTGCAACAATATAAAGATTGGGATCCCGAAAGTGTAATTATCGAAGGCAAGGCATCAGGTATGCCTCTTACCCAAGAACTCAGAGCTATTGGTATCCCTGTACAAACATTTACGCCAAGTCGTGGGCAAGATAAAATTGCTAGATTGAATGCATGTACTCCACTCTTTAGTGGTGGTTATGTTTGGGTGCCAGAAAACAACTGGGCGGAACAATTAATGGACGAAGTTTCTGATTTTCCTAACGGTGAACATGACGATTTAGTCGACAGCACAACGCAAGCACTGATGAGATTTAGGCAAGGTGGATTCGTGAGACTAGACACAGACTACGAGGAAGAACCGACCTATCGTAGAAAACGAGTTTACTATTGATGACTTTATACCGTATGATTTGAAAATATAATGGCAGTAGAAAAAACAATTTTAGATTCCATGCTACAAGGTGAAGGCACAGAAGTAGAAGTGCCTGAGCAAATGGAAGACATCCTGCCTGAAAACATTGTGATTGAAGGTGAAGAAGAGGAATCTATGATTGACATAGTTCCTGACCCTCTTGAAGACTTTAATCAGAATTTAGCAGAAGTTATAAACGAATCCGACCTTAACACACTTTCTATAAATCTAGTTTCAGACTTTGAAGAAGACGAAGAGTCAAGACGCGAATGGTTAGAAACATTTACTAAAGGTCTAGACCTACTAGGTATAAAAACTGAAGATAGAACTGAACCTTTCGCAGGAGCTAGTGGTGTACATCACCCTCTACTTTCCGAATCTGTAGCACAGTTTCAAGCACAAGCCTATAGAGAACTGTTACCTGCCGATGGACCTGTAAAATCACAGATCTTAGGTGTTGCTGACGCAGCAAAAGAAGAACAGTGCCAAAGAGTCAAAGAGTTTATGAACTATCAGATAACATACAATATGGAAGAGTATGATCCAGAACTAGATCAACTACTTTTCTATCTACCTTTATCTGGTTCTGCGTTTAAAAAAGTTTATTATGATCCCTCTAAGGCTAGAGCAGTTAGTAATTTCATTATGGCAGAAGATTTTATTGTCTCTTATGCCACTACAGACTTACTAGACTGCCCTAGAGCTACCCATGTTATACAGATGTCGGAAAACCATATCCGAAAAATGCAACAAGCAGGTGTATATAGGGATATAGAGATTGGACAACCAAGTATTGGTTCAGCTGAAGACTTCGCAGGAGTCAAAGAAAAGATAGATGACATCACTGGAGTCTCTAAACCAGCTAGTCCTGAGACATTTACCGTCCTCGAGATGCATGTTGATGTAAATCTAGAAGGTTTTGAGGACACACTTGACGGTGAAGAGACTGGAATTGCTCTACCTTATATCATAACTATCATAAAAGAGAGTAATCAAGTCCTTTCTATTCGTAGAAACTTCAATCCAGATGACCCTTTGAAGAAGAAAATAGAGTACTTTGTACACTATAAATTCCTTCCAGGACTCGGTTTTTACGGTTTTGGGCTCATCCACATGATTGGAGGACTAAGTAAGTCAGCAACTGCTATACTAAGACAGCTTGTTGACGCAGGTACTCTAAGCAACCTACCAGCTGGGTTTAAGGCTAGAGGTATGCGAATCCGTGACGATGATACTCCTATAGAACCAGGAGAATGGCGTGATGTCGATGTTCCAGGTGGAACTATAAGAGACGCACTTATGCCACTACCTTATAAAGAACCAAGTGGTGTGCTTGCACAGTTATTAGGTGTGATTGTTGAGGGTGGTCAGCGTTTTGCTAATATCGCAGACATGAAGATTGGTGACATGGGACAAGAAGCTCCTGTTGGCACAACGATTGCGATGCTAGAGCGTGGCAGTAAAATCATGTCGGCTATACACAAGCGTTTACATTTTGCACAGAAGATGGAGTTTAAAATTCTTGCTAGAGTTTTCTCTGAATCTCTTCCCGCAGAATATCCATACGATGTTGTTGGTGGTTCTCGCACAATTTACGCAAAAGACTTTGATGGACAAGTAGACATCATACCTGTAAGTGACCCGAATATATTTAGCATGAGCCAAAGAGTTGTTTTAGCACAGACACAGTTACAACTAGCTCAAAGTGCACCACAACTACACGACATGAGAGAGGCTTACTATAAAATGTATTCAGCTTTAGGTGTACAAAACATTGATGAAATTTTAATGCCTCTCGATGAAGCACAACCTAAAGATCCAATACAAGAAAACCAAGATGCTATGATGGGCATGCCTTTGAAAGCATTTATAGAACAAAACCATGATGCTCACATACAAGCACATATGGCATTTATGCAAAACCCAGCAGTGCAACAGAACCCTGCTGCTGTTGCTGCACTACAAGCACATATACAAGAACATCAAGCTCTCAAATACAGATTACAAGTACAAGAACTGCTAGCACAACAAGGTATAGAACTTCCACCAGAAGGACAACCTGTACCAATGGAAGTACAGAACCAGATTGCTATGATGGCAGCACAAGCTACACAAGAAATTACTGGACAGGAACAAGCCTTAATAGAAGCACAAAGAATCGCACAGCAACAACCAGAAATAGATCTAGCTAACAAACAACTAGAACTACAAGGTATGGAAATACAAAGAAAACAAACAGCTGATCAACTTCGTGCACAAACAGAACTAACTAAAGCAGAGATGGATGCACAAGTTGCGTTAGCTAAAGCAGATAAGAACGAAGACATAGCTCAACAGAAAATTGCAGCTGCAAGAGAAAAAGATGCTATTGACGCAGAATTAAAAGCACAAAAGTCTTATGGGGAAATTTTAAAACAAGTTAAAGACGCTGAGGAAAAAAGCGAATAAAAGGAGAAGATTATGCCAAAAGTAGGTAATAAAGAATTTGCATATACAGAAGCAGGTAAGAAAGAAGCCAAGACTTATGCTAAAAAGAAGAATAAGAAAGTTAAGTTTGGTGATGGTGGGCTACACAAAGAGTATGGTTCTGGTGGCTTACATTCTGAAAAAAGAATTGTTAAAACTAGAGGAACAGGAGCAGCCACAAAAGGTTTAAATTTCCACAGTTCTGATTAATGGATTATATAAAAGTTGTTGAGTATCTACTCAAGAAGTACAGAGATCGTATTTCTAGTTTAGAAGAAACTCTATCCTCAGGGAGTGTTGCTAATCATGAGCAATACCAACGCGTCGTCGGAGAGATATCAGGTCTTCGCTCTGCCGAACAAGAAATAATAGACCTGCGTAAAAATATGGAGAAAGAAATTGACGACTAAGAAAAGTAGCATACCAGACCAAGTTCTAAACTTTGACAAAAAATTAGAACAAGAAGTACCTAAAGAAAAAACTGTAGAAGAAGTAGCATCACAAGTAGATGTTCTACCACAACCTACAGGCTATAGAGTGCTTATACTGCCTAGAGGTAGATCAGCAGTAACCGATGGTGGAATACAATTAGTTAAAAACACAATAGAACAAGACACAGTATCCTCAGTTGTAGGATATGTTATCTCTCTTGGACCAGACGCTTACAAGGATCCTGTAAAGTTTCCTGAAGGAGCTTGGTGTGAGAAAGGCGAATGGGTGCTTTTCGGCAGATATGCTGGAGCTAGATTCAAAATAGATGGAGGAGAACTTCGTTTATTGAACGATGATGAAATTCTAGCCAGAATACCTGACCCAGAAGCAGTCGACTATTAACCACCATGGAGGAAACCATGCAACAAGAAGAAAATCTTGCCATAGAAAAAGAAGAGGAAGGATCAGTAGAAGTTGAACTTCCTGTTGAGGAGAAAGAAGAAAAGAAAGAGGACGGTTTAAGTGTTGTTGAAGAAAAGGAAACTGTAGAAGCTTCCGATGAAAAATCTGAACAAGAAGAGTATAGTGACTCAGTTCAGAAAAGAATCAACAAACTAACCTACAAGCTCAGAGAAACTGAGAGACAAAACGAAGAAGCACTTACTTGGGCGAAAAAAGTTCAAGACGAGAACGCTAAACTCAAGAAGAAAGCAGATACTGCGAACAGTGCGATGTTTACTGAGTATGACAACAGAGTAAAAACTGAACTAGAAACTGCTAAATCTGAGTATAAGGATGCGTATGAGAGAGGTGATGCTGATCAAATGATTGCAGCAAATGAAAAACTTTCTCGGTTATCTGTAGAAGCAGAAAGTTTGCGTCGTGTTTCTGAAAAAAGAAAACAAGCAGCTGAGAATGGTGAAGAGGTTCCTGTAAATGAAACAGTAATCCCACCTACACCTGCTGCCCCACCTGAACCTGATCCAAAGGCACAAGAATGGGCAAAAAATAATTCTTGGTTCGGACAAGACCAAGCATTAACTTTTGCAGCTTTTGGTATCCATCGTGAATTAATGGATGAAGGTTATGACGGAGCAACAGATGATTACTATAAGGAATTGGACAACAGACTTTCCAATTTTGGAAATAGGAACTATACTGATTCCAATGAACAAGTTTCAGACTCTCCCGTGCAGAGAGTCGCTAGTCCCACAAGACAAGCAAGAACGAATAAGGCACGCAGTAATAAGATAAAACTCACACAGAGTCAAGTAGCAATAGCGAAAAAACTAGGTGTGCCTCTTGAAGAGTATGCAAAGTATGTTAAAACATAGGAGTAAATTATGACAGAAAAGAATACAACTAACGAAGTAGAGCAATCTGTTGCTACAGATCGGTCTCCTAGATCTGCTCAATCTCGAGATAAAACATCTCGCAGAACACCATGGAAACAACCTTCTGCATTAGATGCACCTCCAGCCCCTTCTGGTTTCAAGCATCGATGGATTAGAGAATCTATACTAGGTCAGGACGATAAGACTAATATGTCTAAGCGTTTACGTGAAGGCTTTGAGCCTGTTCGTGCTGAAGAGTATCCAGATTTCGAAGCTCCAACGATACAAGACGGAAGACATGCAGGTGTTATCGGAGTAGGTGGGTTAATCCTGGCAAGGATTCCTGAGGAAACAGTAAATGAACGGAAAGAGTATTTCGATGGTCTTACCGCAGACGCGATGCGTGCTGTTGACACAGATTTGATGAGAGAAAGCGATCCTTCTATGCCAATTAGTAGACCTAATAGGCAAAGTAAAGTGACTTTCGGAAAAGGTTCTTAGGTAAAACTAAGATTTTTAACAACATATTTTATAGGTAAAATAACATGGCAAATGTAAATGACCCAGACGGTTTTACTCCTGCATATCATATGTCTGGTGGAACAATCAGACCATCTGAGTTTGCAATAGCAAGTGCTACTAACGCTTCGATTTTTTCAGGCGATGTAGTAAATCTCTCAAGTGGATTGGTTATTCAAGGTACTGCGACAGGTACTCCATTAGGTGTATTTGCAGGTGTGGAATATACAGCAACAACAGGAGAAATCGTCTTTTCGAAGATGTGGACTGCTGATACTGCTACATTAGGTTCTGCAAATGCGAAAGCGTATGTTTATGTTGATCCAGATATTGTTTATGAGGCTCAGTCTACTGGTACTCCTACTCAAGCATCAATCGGAACAACTAATACGATTTCGACAACTGCAGGTGATACTTCAAACGGTCGATCAAAAGAAGGTGTGACAACTACAACTTCTAGTGGTATTGCGACAGTAGTAGGCTTCCCAGATAAGCCATCTAATTCTATTGGACAATACGCTAGAGTGTATGTAACATTCCCAGCTTCTGTGTTCGGCAACAGCTAAAAGGTGAACAATAATGGCAATTAATAGAGCACAACTAGTCCAAGAACTAGAACCAGGATTGAACGCACTTTTTGGTCTTGAGTATAGCAGATACGAGAACGAGCATACTGAAATCTTTGATACAGAGAATTCAGACAGAGCGTTTGAAGAGGAAGTTATGCTTTCAGGCTTTGGTGAAGCACCAGTGAAAGGTGAGGGTGCAGCAGTCACATATGACTATGCGCAAGAAACTTTCACTGCTAGGTACTCACACGAGACTGTAGCATTGGCTTTCGCTTTAACAGAAGAAGCTATAGAAGACAATCTGTACGATAGTATATCTGCTAGATATACTAAAGCATTGGCTCGTTCAATGAGTCAAACTAAGCAAGTAAAAGCTGCGAATGTACTTAATAACGGTTTCTCTACTTCCTTCCCAGGAGGAGATGGAAAACCTCTCATGACAACTGATCACCCTACCTTAACGGCAGGCGATCAATCGAATGAGCCAAGTACTGCTGCTGATTTGAATGAAACTTCTCTAGAGAATGCAATGATTGATATTGCTGCATTTAAAGATGAGCGTGGTTTAAAAACCAATGTTCAAGCTAGAAAGTTAATCGTTCCACCAGCACTTCAGTTTGTTGCTGACAGATTGATAAACACTCCTAACAGAGTAGGCACATCTGATAACGATATTAACGCTCTTAGAAATATGAGCATGCTTCCTGACGGTTATGTGGTAAACCACTTCTTAACCGACACTGATGCGTTTTTCATTAAGACTGACGCACCAAATGGATTAAAGCATTTCGTTAGAAGTTCAATGTCAACTGGTATGGAAGGTGACTTCGAGACTGGAAACATGCGTTACAAAGCTAGAGAAAGATATTCTTTCGGGTTTAGTGACTGGCGTGGTATTTACGGATCCCCTGGAGCGTAAGTAATCCATTTCTTTGTAAAGGGGAGCTATATGCTCCCCTTTCTTTTTTTGCAGAATTGATATAGACTAAGGGTCTAGGGTTTATTAATTTTGTTCTACAGACTGACCTAGCAGACAAGCCAAGACAGTAGAACTTTTTTCCTAGGAGGAAATTATGGCAAATTCAACTTTTAGTGGACCAGTCCGCTCTAAAAATGGTTTTCAAACCATCTCAGAAAACTCAACTACAGGTACAATTACTGTAACTAGTGGTGATAAAATGTCAGCTGAAGCTGTAGGAAGTGCTGGTATTGAAGGTACAGCAGCAGTTTACATTACTCAAGTCGATAGACTACATAGTGATGTTGACACTAATGTTAATATTGTAAAATCTACCATTATGATTGACCTTACAGGGTTAAAAGATGGTGGAACTGCAGGCGACATTATTGGTAAGGATGGTTCAGGTGTTGCTTATATAGCACAAGTTACTACAGCTAACCAAGGTGTTGTTTTCGGTGTTAAAATGACATGTGTAGAAACCCCAGCAGGTGGAAGCACAGATATCGATCTTTACTCAGCTACAGAAGGTACAGGTGTTAACGATACAGCAATAGGAGACTTAACAGAAAGTCAAATCATCAACGCTGGAGCTGCATCTGCAGGTACAATGGTTGCTGGTGGAGACATTACTGCTGATCAATACCTATACTTAGTAAGTCAAGGTACAGGTGACGCTACTTACACTGCTGGTCGTTTTATGATAGAGATATTAGGCTACGATGTAGCTTCGTAAGGAGTAATATATGGCAGACGCAGTAACTTCAACAACAATCGTAGATGATGATAGAAAAGCTGTTATACAGCTAACTAACACATCTGATGGAACTGGTGAGGCAGCAGTAACTAAGGTCGATGTGAGTGCATTAGCTGTAAGAAGTAGCGATGGTGCTGCTTGTACAGGCTGTAAAGTTAGTAGAATAAACTACTCTACTTTGGGCATGAGCGTTAAACTGTTATGGAATGCTACAACAAATACTGTATGTTGGGATCTAAGAGAACATAGTTATGATGTAGATTTTTCATACATGGGTGGTTTGCAAAACACAGCAGCTGCCAGTGGTAAAACAGGTGACATCAAGTTAACAACTACTGGAGCAGGTAGTGGTGACTCATATGTCATAGTTCTAACAGTTATTAAAGAGTACTAAATGGCTACTTCTGATTCTAAGGTCTTTAGCCTCAACACAGCTGAGGTGATAGAAGAGGCTTTTGAATTAGCAGGACTTGAGATGCGTACAGGCTACGATGCTGCAACCGCACGAAGATCCCTTAATATAATGTTTTCCGATTGGGCAAACAGAGGTATTAATTTGTGGACAGTAGAGCAAGTCACATTAAACTTAACTTCAGGTACATCAACATATACACTAAACTCGTATGATGTAGATGTGCTTGAAGCAGTTGTTAGAGTATTCGACAGTACAACTAGCTCATCTTACAGCGATATATCGATAGATAGGATAAGTAGGTCAGAGTATCTAAGTTTACCAGACAAGACAATTACAGGAAGACCTTCTCAATATTTTGTAGATAGAAAAGAAACTCCAGTTTTATATCTTTATCCTACACCAGACAACACAACCACATATAAATTTATAAGTTACCGAATACAAAGAATAGACGATGTAACAGCTTCAGCACAAGATCAAGAAGTACCTAGTCGTTTTATACAATGTATGACACTAGGTTTAGCTTATCAACTTTGTCTAAAAAGAAACCCACAAAAAGCAGGTCTTTTAAAAATAGACTATGAAGAAAGTTTTAACAGGGCTGCAGATGAAGATAGAGACAGAGCCAGTATACATCTGACACCGAGGATAAGATACTAATGGCATACTCAAGTGGTAAAAATGCATACGGTATCTGTGACATAAGTGGGTTTAGATACAAATTGAACGACATGAAGAAAACATGGAACGGTCTATTAGTTGGACCAGACATGTATGATCCTAAACATCCACAGCTTATCACAACTAGAAAAACCGTAGATCCAGAAGCATTACACAACCCTAGACCTGATGTTAAATCAACCATTAGTTTAGGTATGGTCAGGGTAAGTAATCCTAAAGACTCTAGTGGGGTAAGTTCACCTATTATGTACGCTGTAAATAGCGACACTATAGGTTCTATGTACAGTTTACCAGAATCAACAGGTGCTGTAGGCAATGTAACGGTGTCAGTATGAGCTACACATATACAACTTTAAAAACAGCAATACAAGATTATCTTGAAAGTACAGAGTCTAGTTTTGTAACTAATCTACCAACATTCATCACAACAACAGAAGAACGCATACTTAAAAATGTACAGTTAGATGACTTTAGAAAAAATCAAGTTGGAAACTTTACAGCTTCTGGACCGTATCTTGAATGTCCTACAGATTATTTATCACCCTTTAGTATGGCTGTTATAGACAGCAGCAGTAATTATAATTTTTTATTACTAAAACAAGTTTCTTTCATTAGGGATTATACTCCTAATGCTTCCACAACAGGACAACCAAAGTATTATGCAGAATTTGATAATAATACTTTTGTAGTTGCACCCACTCCAGATTCAGCTTATGAAGTTGAACTGCATTACTATTACAGACCATCATCACTCACCACCACTACAGGTAGTGAAACAACATGGTTGTCTGAAAATGCTCCGAATGCTATGTTATATGGCAGTTTAGTCGAAGCATGCACGTATCTCAAAAATTATGAATCGATACCTGTGTATGAGTCTAAGTTTCAAGAGGCTTTACTAGGACTTAAAAATCTTGGTGAGGGTAAGTCAACTAGAGATCAGTACAGATATGATGAGATACGGAGACCACCACAAGCATGAGAATAAAAAAACTCGAGGGCAAGAATATTGCCATTGTTGCTATGGGTGCGAGTCAGCTAGACTTTCACCTTAGTTTAGTACATTCAAAAACCTATGACGAAGTCTGGGGGATAAACTGTATGGGAGCTATCACTAAATGCGACAGAGTATTTATGCTTGATCCAGTTAGTAGGTTTATGGACACCGACGATGCAGGAAGTCAAACAGATATCATGAGAAGATGGTTACCTGTAGCTGACATACCTGTATACACATGCGAACTAGACGAAAGATGTCCTTCTGCAGTACTTTACCCTTTACAAGAAGTCGTACAGGACGCAGACTGTGCTTACTTAAATAACACTGTACCCTTCGCTTTTGCTTTTGCCTTATACAATAAAGTTGGCAGTATAAATTTATTTGGTATAGACTTTAGTTATAGAGGTAATTTACATTTTGCTGAAGCAGGAAAAGCATGTTGTGAGTTTTGGTTAGCTAAATGTATAGAAAGAGGTATGACTGTAAATGTTGCAGCTAGGTCAGGTTTACTAGACACAGATTGTCCCATAGAAAAAAGAGTTTATGGATACCATAGACTTGACGATCCTGATATTATAATTCTTGATGATAACAAAACTTATCACCAAGTAAAACTTTCTGAATACAATGAAATGTTGCATGAAGAACAATTAAAAAACATCACAGAGGTTAGAAGTGTGATGGAAACACCACCCGAAGCTAAGAGGTACTAAATGATAGAAGTAGATACAGAACTCAAACTAGGTGAAATAGGAGTAGTCACCTCACAAAACAAAGGACACCCACCAGAGTTCTGGGCAGAAAGATGTACAGCTAGGATTTGTGGTATTTCAGAAAATGCTGAAGGACACATACGACAACAAGCTGAAGCTTTTAGACTAGCTATTTATTCTGCAATACTTTACCATATAAAAGAGGCAATTAATAGTGAACGCTGTACAATGCGAAATCTACTAAATGCCCAAGGTCACGAAGACCTAGCTAAAATATTAAAGGAACTTTAAAATGGCAATATCATCAACATTAACAACCAGCTTTAAGAAAGAACTTCTCGAAGCTAAACACAACTTTTTAGCATCAGGCGGAAACTCGTTCAAGTTAGCTCTTTATACAAGTTCAGCAACAATGGGTGCTACTACTACAGCTTACAGTACAAGTCAAGAAACATCAGGAACAAACTATACTGCAGGTGGATCAGCTTTAACCAATGTAAATCCAACAAGTTCAGGAACTACAGGTTTCACTGACTTTTCTGATCTAACTTTTGGTACTGCTACTGTTACTGCTAGAGGTTGTATGATCTATAACGATACTAACAGTGATAGGTCAGTAGCTACTATAGATTTTGGTGGAGATAAAACATCTACCGCTGGAGACTTTACTATTGTATTCCCAGCAGCAGCATCTTCTACAGCGATTATAAGAATCGCCTAGCCTTAAATGGCATATCTTAACGGTTGGGGTAGAGGCACGTGGGGACAACTCACGTGGGGTCAAGATGCTGTACCAGTAGAAATATCTGGTCTTTCCGCAACTTCAGCATTAGGTGCACCAGGGGTTAATGGTAAAGCAGTAGCAACTGTTGCTGGTTTAAATGCAACACTAGGTTCAGTTGCAGTCACAATTAATGCTGACGCAAATGCTACTCCATCAGGTCTATCCAGCACTTCAGCAATAGGAACTCTAGCCAGCGTAACTGGTAAAGCAGAGCTAACTTTAAGCAGCCAAGTTGCAACTTCTGCTTTAGGCACAGTTACCCCACAAGCACAAGCAGAAGTTTCTCTAAGTGGAATCACTGCTACTTTAGGCAATGTTTCTGTATCAATTGATGCAGAAGCTACAATAATCATAAGTTCTGGTTTAGCAGGCACATCAGCACTTGGCACAGCAACAACTCAAACCGTTAACAGATTTGGCGTAGATGGACTTGAGGCTACAACACCTACCCCTTCTGCTACAGTTTCAGGAGATTGTAATTTCACAGTTACTGGTGTTTCTGCAACATCAAACTTAGGAACACTTAATATATGGTCACCAGTTATAGATAGTCAAACAGCAAATTGGAGAAATATTGCAGCATAGGGTATACACTTTGAGTTTTTTGGTTTAATATATAGAATGTAGGAATAAATTATGGCAACTTATGTAAACGATCTAAGGTTAAAAGAAATAACAACAGGTGACGAGAGCGGAACTTGGGGTGATTCTACTAACACTAATTTAGAATTAATCGGTGATGCTTTTGGTTATGGAACAGAAGCCATAACAACCAACGCAGACACCCATACGACAACAATAGCAGACGGTTCAGCAGATGCTGGTCGAGCTATGTTCTTAAAATATACAGGAACTTTAGACTCAACTTGTACAATTACAATTGGACCAAATACAGTTTCAAAAGTATGGATTATAGAAAATGCTACCAGCGGATCTCAAAGTATTATTATTAAACAAGGTTCAGGAGCTGAAGTTACTATTCCAACTGGAATGACATCTGTAGTTTATTCTGACGGAGCAGGTTCAGGTGGTGCTATGGTAGACGCCTTAACAGATTTAAATGTTGCATCTTCACTTAATATAGGTGGGTCAGGTGCAGCAACAACAGGTAAAGCTATAGCAATGGCTTTGGTTTTCGGATAAAATTAGGACAATATTATGGCAAATCCAAATTTAGTAAATGTAACTTCGATATACGCTAACAGTATAAATGGAGCTTTAACAACTACAGTAACAGCTGACTTATTAACTTGTGCAAGTAACAAGCTAATAAAAATTAATAGCATTATTGTTGCGAATATTGATGGGACTAACTCAGCAACCGTAACTATGGGCATTATTAAAAGTGGTGGCTCAGTAGTTTTATTTGCTTCTACTATTGCTGTTCCAGCAGATGCTACTTTAGTATTGATAGATAAAAATTCAGGTATCTATCTTGAAGAAGGAGACATCTTAGAGGGTGGTGCAAGTGCTAACTCAGACTTAACTTACACCATTAATTACGAAGAATTAGATGACGCATAAGGAGGTATTTAACAATGGCTCATTTTGCAGAACTTAACTCAAGCAACGAAGTATTACGAGTAGTAGTAATATCCAACGATGATGTGAATGCCAATGGTGGTGATCAATCTTCTCAAGCTGAAACTTTTGTATCTAATTTAGTTCCACACTCAACAGGTGGTACAGCTTGGAAACAAACTTCATACAACAATAATTTTAGAAAACAATACGCAGGTATTGGGGATTCTTTTGATGCTTCAAAAAATAAATTTATTAAACAAAAACCTTTTGATTCTTGGGTATTAGATTCTAATGATGACTGGCAAGCACCAGTCACTTATCCAAGCAAAGATAAAGTAGGCTCTGAATCAATAGGAGCATTCTGGGAAGAAAATAACAGAAGATGGGTAGGTGTATCTGATTCGGGAGAAAATTACATTTGGGATGCTTCTAGTTTAGCTTGGAATGAGGCTTAACTATGGCAGATTTAAATGGCGGAATAATTGGAGTAGATAACCCACCTACAGCCACTACTGATCCTGAAGTAACAACTTTTAACTCTAGCGGTACTTTTACTGCTAATCCAACCACATCTGAAGTTCAATATGTTATGGTCGCAGGTGGAGGCGGAGGCGGTGGCTCAGGATTTGACGCAGGCGGAGGAGCAGGTGGTTACAGATCATCAGTTCCAGGCGAAAGTTCAGGTGGCGGAGCTTCAGCAGAATCTTTAACACCAGTTACAGGTGGAAGTGCGTACCCTATTGTAATTGGAGCAGGAGGAGCAGCAGGAGTAAATCCAGGTGATCCTTTAAGTGGAGGAGCACCAGGATCAAACACAACATTTAACAGTATAAGTTGTACTGGTGGTGGTGGCGGAGGATGGTCTTCACAATTACCAGCAGGTACAAGCGGAAGAAATGGCGGTTCAGGTGGAGGTAGCAGTTATAACACACCAGATCCAGGAGGATCAGGCGGAGGAACTGGTGCACCAGGACAAGGATATGCTGGTGGTGCAGGAGCCGATACAGGTCCACCATTCTTACCCCCAGGACCACAAATTAGACTCGGTGGCGGAGGCGGTGGAGCAGCAGCAGTAGGAGCTTCATCTACAGAGCCTGTACCAAGTGCAGTAGGAAACGATGGTGGAGCAGGAGTTGCTTCTTCAATTACTGGCTCTCCTGTAACAAGAGGAGGCGGTGGCGGTAGTAGTGGTGGAGCAATGAGACCTCCTGGCTTTACAACTCCTGGACCAGGAGTCGGCGGAGCAGGTGGAGCAGGTGGCGGTGGAAAAGGAGCTAACAAAGGAGCAGGCATAGGTTCACCTACTAACCCTACAGGTGTATTCCCAGGCACAGTTAATACTGGCGGTGGCGGTGGCGGTGGATCATACCCAGTCGGTAATTTTCCAGGTTTAGGTAACGGTGGAGCTGGTGGCTCAGGTGTTGTCATTATTAAAGAAGCAGGATCACCAGGATCCGCATCAGGTGTTTGGAACATGAACGCAGTTTACGAGTATGTAAAAGAAGGAACGTGGGGAGGATAACATGCCTAGATT